AACTCCATCAACCCCGGTGCGGCGAACGAGACGTCGCCTGCTCGACCGGATGCGATTCGTGTGCCGCTGGAGACGCGTGCCATGTCACCGATTGTACGGTGTGGGGTGCTGCTTGACCGACCGCCAGTAGAGATACTTCTGCATCGTCCACAACATGCGGGGTGACTCCGCCAACAGCTGTGACGGGGCGATGCCCGTCTCGCACGCCAAATAGGCGATCAGCCAGTGGGCGGAGTCCTCTCCAAAGGGACGATGCGGCCTGCCTCGGAGTCGACGCCGATGTTGGCGACGGTCTCCAACCATTTGTCGAAATCGAGCGGGGTCTTGCCGCGACGCTTCTCCGAGTGCCAGGCGAGCCAGGCGAGGTCGCGGATCTTGATGTCCTGTTCGACCTTGGACATCGAGACGTTGTGCTGCTCTTCGTACTTGACGAAGTCGACGAACTCGGCGAGGCATTCGCGTTCGCCGCCGTCGTGGGTGTGGACGTACAGCGCGAGTTTCATTCATTCCCTCCTTGTTGTGGGTTGTTGAATCAGCTCGTGGCCTTGGTGATCGCGCCCGAGATCGGGAAGGTTACGTCGGCGGTGTTGAGTTCGCCGATGGCGCCGTTCACCGGGGTCCATTCGGTGACGAGGACCGAGAAGGTGTAGCTCGGGTTGGCGGTGCTCACGGTCGTGCCGTTGGGCTTGACGACACAAGAGACCGCGGTCGAGCCGACGAGCTGGAAGAAGATGCCGTCGATGGCGTTGTAGTCGTTGTGGATGGAGAAGGTCACCGAGTTGTCGATCAGGCCCGTGACGCGGGTGTTCGCGGTCGAACCGAACGCGGTCGTGACGATGTCGGCAGACGTCGTCGAGAGGGTCACCGCGGCGACGTTCGCCGAGATGTCGGTCCCGTTGAAGGTGATGTTCGCGTTGGTGAGGACCAGCTTTGCCATGGTTTACTTGTCTCCTGCCTTATCGGCTTTCGAGGGTTTCTTGGATTCTTCGACCGGCGTGATGATGCCTGCCGCAATCAGCAACTCTACATCGTCGATCCCCGTGCCGTCCACTAGCCCGCCCGGCTCAACGCCTGTGACGGGGAACGGTCCGTTGACCCGGTACTTGGTCATGGGTCAAGCATACACGGTGACACGGAAGTCCACCGCGACATAGAGGGTGTCGTTGGCGTCGATGTTGCTGATGTTGCCGGCTTGCCGGACGACGCAGTCCTCGCACACCCCGCCCAGGGTGCGGTCGCCTTCGATGGCGGCCCGCACCGATTGTGACCCGCTGTACGCCATGTATTTGTCGATCTCGTCCTGGGCGATGCGCTCGGATTGGCGGGAGAGGATGAGGTTGATGGTGAAGTCCATTTCCACTCCGCCGGTGCCCATCGCGGTTGCGTGGTAGCGGATTTCTTCGAGGGTCGGGAACGCGAACGGCGGGTTGACCTGGTCGGGTTGGTAGTCGTAGGTGCGCAGACCGGAGATGGTGGCGAGTCGGGCCTTGAGGCCGTCCTTGGCTTGGCTCGGTGTGGCTGGCATCAGGCGTACATCCGCAGTCGACGGAACGGCTCGACCAGCTGCGCCATGTCAGGATCGAGGAACCGCGAGACGCGGATTGCGCCGAGGTCGCCGAAGCCGGCGACGCCCAGCGGCGAGTCGTAGCGTTTGAAGATGCGCGACGCCTGGATGATGCACGCCTGGGTGATCGGTGCCGGGACCGCGGCCCAGCCGTACAAGGCGGTGAGTTTGACGAGTGCCTCGCTGCCGTAGTTGGCGTTGACGGTCGGGAACAGGTAGTTGCCGACGGCGCGAATCTTGGTGTACGACCAGGTCTGTCCGTCGAGGATTCCGTTGAGCGGTTCAAGCTGGTAATCGGTGGTGGCGAAGGTGACGTCGAAGACGCCGTTGGCCTGCGTCGAGACCTGCAACGTGATCGCGGTCGAATACACGTCGTCGATGTAGCAGTAGAAGTCGTCGTCGGCGGTGTAGAAACGGCTGGTCGCCGAGCTGACCGCCCAGAACTGGCGGTTGGCGTAGCCGTCGATCAGGCGCGACGCGGCTTCGGCGCAGTTGTCGATCAGGTCGTCGTCGGCGGTGTCGGCGGTCCCGATGCGGAGGGCGGCCTTGACCTGGTTGCGGGTTGCATATCCGTTGCTGATTGCCATGGTGCCCCGATTCTACTCAATCCAATCCCTACGACGGGCCACACCAATCCCCAAGAACGACCCGTTCACCGACTCGTACTGGTCGGTGAACTCCTGGAAGTCGTGCGTCACGCCGTTCTGCTGCTTGTATTCACGCCAGTACGTCCCGACCCCGGGGCAAATATCGGAGGTGATGTCGTGTAAGACCTGAATGTTGCATCGCGCGAACGTCGACTCGGCGTCACGTCTGACCGCCGCATACGAATGGTCGCCGTCGATGAACACCAAATCGAACGTCTGACCGCCGACCCAATCCAGGAACCCGGCACTCTGGGAATCCTGCTGCCGGTATTCGTAGGGTGCGAGGACCGCCGGTTGCTCCATCAAATCGACCGCGACGGCCCTGTCGAACCCGGGGTTCAACCGGCGCAACGTCTCGACATGCGTGATGAACGTGCCGCCGTGACGAGTCCCGATTTCGAGGTACGACCCGATGCTCGACGCCTGCGAACATAACCATGCCATGTAGGGTGCGAACTGGTTGGGATACTGCCAAATCCTCAACCCCATGCCTCGGGCGGTCCACACCTCTTGGGGCAGCTCGTGGCGTTGCTCGTCGTTGAAGCCGAACTCGTGCAACAACTCGAGCCACGTGTCGACCGACCCGAACTCGCTGAGCCCGACGGCACGCAACCTTTCGCGGACCTGCTGGTTGACCGAGGTTTCCATCAACCCCAAGTGCCCTTGAACTTCCTCAAATAATAGTTCTCCAACACCATGTTCTTTCGCCCATGGTGCTCGACGAAGCCGACGTTGAGCTGGTCGCGCAAGTCGGGGAACACCACGGGCACGTTGCCGGCGGCAGTCGCGTAGCGGTGTGTCCACTCGATTTCGGCACGAATCGAATCGCGCTGCGTCACCGGGGAATACAGCTCCACCCGGCCGAGATGCTCACGAGTGTAGATACCCATGTACATCCCGAAGATGCCCGGGTCGTTGGTGACCGACACCGAACCGTCGTGCTCGAACATGCGGTCGAAGAACGCTTGGTCTTTGACCACCACCGAATCGTGGAGGAACAAGAAGCGGTCCAACTGCGTGTTCTCGTACAACCATTTGATCTTTCCCAACTCCCACGTGCCGCCTTGCCGCAACACCAACACCTCCCGCTCGATGCTCGCCAAGCAGTCGGTCAACCACGCCTCGCGGCCCGGGGTCGTGGCCACCACCACCGTCTCTTTCAGTCCCATCCGAGGTCCAGCCTTCGTTGCAGGTCCCAATCCAACGGATGGTCTTGGACCATTCTTGTCTCGAACAGTTTGCGGTTGGCGTCGAAGGTCGCCTGGTTGCGCATCTGGAACTCGGCCTTGGACAGCAGGGTCGAGGAGTTGCGGTGGTAGATCGCCGCCAAGGACCGCTCGATGGGGATGCCTTTGCGGTGGGCGCGCACCTCGTAGTCGTTGTCCTCGAAGTAGGCGGGATGGAATCCTTCGTGGAACAAGCCGACCATCTCGACGACTTTGGAGCCGAGCCAGAAGCAGGACCACGGCGGCTTGCCGCCGAGCACGATGTTGCCGGGGCTGCACGACCAGTAGAAGTCGGCGACCGCGTTCTCCCCGAAGGTGACGTCGTGGTTGACGATCATCCAGCCGGGCGACCGTGGCGTCGCTTTGATGCCGAAGTTCCAGGATGCGGCGACGCCGAGGTTGGACGGGACGCGCACGTGCCAGGTGCGTTCGGCATGCTCGCGGCATGCCTGCCATTCGCACGGTCCGTTGTCGATGACGACGAGGTCGCGGATGCGGCCGTTGAACGAGGCCAGCATTTGGTCGACGCGGTGGTGCTCGGTGAGCACCGGCACGATCAGGACTGGGACGAGCGGCACCATGCGGCGAGCTCCTTCATCGCGGGCCTCCAGAACTTGTCGAACACCGTGTCCGCCTCGTACTGGCCGGCGAAGGTGATCGCCTTCTGCGACTTGACGCGTCCGCGCGCGTATGCCTGCTCGAGCCCCGACAGGATGCTCGACACCGCCGGCGTGAAGAACCAGGCGATTTGGGCGGGGTCCCAGTAGGGTTGGCCTTCCACGAGCCAGCCGTCGCCGACGAGCTCGGGTTGCGCCGAGAAGTTGGAGACGATGACCGGCGTGCCGCACGCCTGGGCTTCGACGACGGGGATGCCGAAGCCTTCGCCCATCGACGCGCCGAGGTAGACGTCGGCCGCGGTGTAGAGGGCGGCCATCGCGTTCTGCGGGAGACCCATCCGGTAGAGGTACTCGTCGACGTACTTGATGCGGTCTTCTTCGATGCCGCACATCGTCGCCAGGACTTTGAGGTCGATGCCGCCCATTGACGGTGCTTGGCAGCTGTGCATGTAGAGCACGGCGTCGGGGTGCTTGGTGGCGAACATGCTGAAGGCCATGAAGTTCTCGGCGAACGCCTTGCGCGGTGGATGCACGCCCTTGTTGACGGCGGTCATCATCACGACGAACTTGTCGTCGTCGAACCCCATCAGCTCGCGCCCGGTGACCCGCTTGCCGTTGCTGTCGGTGATTGCGTCGGTCGGCTTGAACACGGATTCGATTGCGTGCGGCACGTAGACGTTGCGGATGCCCTGCTGGTCGAGCATCCTCTTGCCGAACTGGCTCATCGCAATCGGCATCACGTTCGGTTTCATGCACCACTTGGCGACGTCGGGCGGCAGCGGCTGGTGGTCGATGGGCACCCAGGAGGCGATGTTGTGGATCT